CTAACTGGCAGATTGTACATGCTCGGGCTTCCTATCGGTATTCGGCTTAATTGTCGGCTTTGCTCTGGTTACAGCATCTTGCATAGCAGTCAGCGTGCGTCGGGCTGCCTGGTCGATGATTTCGGTGGCAAGTGGCGAAAGGATATACTGCATCGCACCCTCTTCCATATGCAGCCTCTCCTTAGGCTTTACACGGCTGACTGCAGCCATAGCGATTAGGGTGGCGGCGAAGGCTGTGCAAATGGCAGGCACGAACACAAACACTCTTAGGAACCGGTGCAATTGTGCGTCGGTAACATCTTCAGGGTTGATGCCAAAAACCATTGCGGTGAACGAGTGCAATTGTGAATTCAACACAGCTTCGCGATATTGGAGTTGTGTTGCGGCAACTTGTTTGTCGGTGACGCTACGGTCGAACATGTTCAGAGCCTGGCGCGTGCTTGCCACTACGGTAGCTGCGCTGTCACGGTCGGTTTTTGCGCTATTGACTGCGGCAACGAGGGGATCAATGCGCTTATCGTGTGAACATTGGACGCCCTTGTATGCGCGACCATCCCTCGTTGTTCCCGACGTCTGCATGCATTTTTGCTCGGGAAGGTTGCCAAGCTTTTCCGTCGCAAGTGATAGTTGTTTCTCAGCGCTGTCCAGCATGGTGGCAGCCTGTTTAGCAGCGTTCTGTGCGTCGGTAAACTTTGCTGCGAAATCGGCAGCAGCACTCCTTGCATCATCCAGTTGTTCTTTTGCATGTACAACATCGAACAACCTTGGTCGGAACATAATTTCGCCAAGCTGCGACATTGATTTGACGGTAACTAATGCAGCGCCGATAACGCCAATGAGTGCAGCAAGTCTGATAAGCTTTGATGGCTGCGTGCGCACAGCGAGAGCAAGCGGCACACGACACACTTCTATGACTGCGTACGCGATTGGCGCTAGCATCATCATAGCCATCTGCCATTCATCACCGCGTCCGTAGGTATGGGCAAAAATATAGGCGCCAATGAGAGACGCGCCAGCGATCACCATTTCGGTCGTGTATGCTAGGACCACCATCTTAAGGTTGATGCTATAACCGCGGAGTTGATCGGCTATATCACGGGGTGTTTCTTTGGCGATCAAATGCACCTTTACAATCCTTCTCGGTACAGACGTATGCAAATTCATAACCTACGATAGCGTAAAAGTTTGAATGGTCAAACGAATACACCAAACCTTGGTGGTGGTGTCGTTGTCGTTTGTTGTTGACCGGATGGTGCGTTGGATGTAAGGTTGTCAGCAGCGGAACAGAGACACACACGGAGGCGGACATGGCGGCAAATGTTACATTCTCCCACGATGGAACCTGGGCGTTTATTAGCCCAAACCTCGCAGTGTATCCTCGGGAAGATGGTACGTTCTCTATCGGCAAGAGAAGTGGCGCGCGTGACTACTGCGATGTTGACACTGGCTTTGTGAATATGGACGCCGCAATCGACCACGCCGAATGGTTGATCCGGAGGCACGATGCGTAAGGTCGTGGTCGATATGGAGCGCGGCAGACTTGGCCTGCCACTGCGCTACATCGTCTGGTTCAAAGGTGAGCGGGCAGAACACGTTGAGCGTGACCCGCACGGGTCTGGCAGGCGTGGCCGGCCAGTCCACCTATGGTGGCGATTGAAGGGCGAGCCATCGTCGCACGTTCAGAAGATCATCGAGCGCGCTCGCGCTCAGGTGTCCGGGCTTGACAGCGCTCCATAAACCTACACCAGGTGGTGACGACCCCTTGCCGGGCCGTCCTTTTCCTGGCCAAGCTACTAGCGCGGTGTGGACGGCTTGCTTTCTGGCCCAGCCATTTTGAGGTCGGCAAGAACCTTGGTGGCAGGTGGCGCCGTGCTATGGCTTGTAGGACTGAGCATCGCCGTACAGAAGGTCATACCAAACAGAACTGAAGTAATAAAAACCATGCGCTTCAAACAGAGTATGACTTGGCAGGAAATTGGCAGGCACTTCAAAATGACCCGCCAGGGAATCCATTGGTTTGTTTCTACGCATGCGCCTGATCTCTTAGGAAAAAGTCCGGTCGATCGTTAAAAGAAGGTTAAGACAACAGCTTCAATAAGGTGTGATGGTCAGCCATGATGTTCCAGCTAATCAACGGGTTCCATCTTTTTGAAGAAGGGAGTCATTATCAATTTGACTTCGACTCGCTTGAGGAAATCGAAACCATCTACGCGTGGCTGAACGACGTCGATGGGAAAAAGAGCTCTGGGTTGAGTGTTGAGCGAATTGTGGCATATGAACCTCGAGGAATGTTTCCAAATGAGTCTATATGTCCCATTGTTAGGGACTATTTTTGCTATGAACTTCTAGGCTCTAAGGTGTCGGCGAGTTTTCATTGGATGAGGCATTATAACCACAAATTCGAAGGCAGTCATGCAAACTTGCCCAAGAATCGCCAGATGATGTTAGATCTGCAGATGCACAATGTTGAGTTCTATGATCCCAAAGTCCTGATTGCAACAAAGTTTGCAAATACTAGTCCCGTTGACAGTTGTAGCGCAGATACAGGCTATGTGCATGATGTCGTCTTTCACGACCCGGCTGTCGAAGTGCTATTCAAACTTACATGGCATGAACCTTAGGAAATTGTAACAACACGGACTACCCTCGGTGTAGCAAATACAGAATGGCAAGTTGGTAGTTACCATAGTATCGTAGCAGGAGGCTGAGGAGAAGGTGTGCCATTGGCTAGTTCGGTTGACTATATACCAAAATACACTAAACTGTGCCTTGTATAGGAGTCATTATAATGGCTGACAATGGACAAACAACGCGACGTCCCGACTATTTTGAGGCGCGGGCGCGTGAATTGTGTAGGGCTGCAGGAACTGATCCTGACAGTCGGGTAATGCTACCGGGCAAGCCACGTGGCATGCCAGCATGGTGCACTTTCCGAGAAGCTGCTAAAGCAGAGGCCGATGCTGCTAAGACTGCAGAAGCGGCAGCGCAGATTGCAAACCTTCGACCACAGGATGGCAAGTACCGGAACAGTCCGCTGACGGTGCTTGGTGAGCATGACGACGCAACCATTGCCCAAATGCGAAACTGTATGTCGGTCGGGAACGTGGTAGCTGGGGTTATCTGCGCTGATGGACATCTAGGTTATGCCCAACCTGTTGGTGGCGTTATTGCCTATGAGAAGCAGATTAGTATATCGGGGGTTGGCTATGATATCGGATGCTTTACGGGAGACACACGTATTTACACGTTAGATGGCAAACATCCATGTTTGAAGGATGTTGTAGGAAAAGAGGTCTGGGTGCTCTCACTGTCTAATTATAACGTAGTGCCAAAGAAGGCGTTCGGCTTGAAGACCCGGTTAAATGCTCGCCTGTGCATGGTGACATTGGACAATGGCAAAGCTATCCGGTGCACGGCCGATCACAAGTTTTTACTTCGTAATGGCGTTTACGCTGAAGCAAAAGATCTCACTTCCGGCCAAAGCCTTATGCCGTTCAATTATTTTTGCGACGGCGATGGCTATGCAATGGTAAATCAACTGCAACCTTTAGGAGCGCCGAAGCAATGGCCAGCACGCGTGCAAACATTGGTGCTAAAGGCGGGCTTGTTGGAAGTTGACCCGGTATTATGCCCTGAGGGTGAAGAAATCCATACTCATCACGGCGATGGAGATATAGGGAACAACGATCCATCCAACCTATACGCTGTGGGGCAAAACACGCACGCTAAATTCCATGCATCAGAAAGAGATTGGTCGTATAAGAACAGTGAAGAATTTGCTGAATCAAGGCGTAACGGTATAGAGAGATTTTGGAGGGAAGCAAGACAGAATGCAGAATTTATGGAAAAAAGGCGCCAGAGATCTGGCGAGAATTGGCGTGCTTATAATGCCACCAACGTTGGGGTACCCTGTCCAATCTGCGGCGATCGGATAGTAAACTATAGACACGCCTTGTCAAAACATCCGGTAGAATTGCGGGCTGGCACCAGCCTGAGGCCCAAAGGCAAGCTGGTTGAACGTTTAGTGGCCGGTTCCACTAACCACAAGGTCGTTTCTGTTGAGAAGCTTGATTATGTTGAAGACGTTTACTGTTTGCATGTACCAGGAACACATAATTTCGCGCTGCTATCAGGCGTTTACGTTCACAATTGTGGTAACCTAGCTGCTCGCCTCGACGTGCCGTTCGATCAGATACAAGATCGTGTAGGACCTATCATCCAGGATATTGCACGCCATATTTCATTTGGTGTCGGACGCACGAACGCAGAGCGTGTCGACCATGCGCTGTTCGATGATAAGGATGCGTGGTTAGAGTCCGACATGGCTGAATATCGGTCAAAAGCTGTCAAGCAGCTAGGCACAGTTGGTTCTGGCAACCACTATGTTGACCTAATGCGTGATGAACAGGGTTTCGTCTGGATTGGCGTACATTTCGGCAGCAGAGGTCTCGGACACACCAGTGCGACCCGTTACCTCAAGGCTGCAGGCGGCAAAGATGGTATGCATGTTGCACCCGCTATAGTTGACGAGGATAGCGAACTTGGCGCCAGGTATATTGCTGCTATGGAGTTGGCCGGACGCTATTCCTACGCAGGACGTGAATGGGTGGTCGAGCGCGTAAGGCAGATTATAGGTGGCTCGATTACCGACCTTGTGCACAATCATCACAACTACGCATGGCGCGAAGAGCATAACGGACGAGATTTGTGGGTTGTGAGGAAAGGAGCAACGCCAGCATTTCCAGGACAGCGTGGCTTTGTTGGCGGAAGTATGGGTGATGACGCTGTTATCCTCGAAGGCGTTGACAGCCCTGAGGCAAAGGCAGCGCTTTATTCAACTGTCCACGGAGCAGGTCGCTTGCATGGACGAAATGAAGCGAGGAGGCGCTTCAGGCGCGCGGAGATGGATGAATGGCTACGCAGGCGTGGCGTAATGTTGGTCGGTGCTGATTTAGATGAGTCGCCGATGGCCTATAGGCGCTTACCTGATGTATTAGCACACCACACCGCATCAGCACGCGTTCTGCATAGGCTGCGTCCATTTGCTGTTGCAATGGCGGGTGCTGGCGAATTCGATCCTTGGAAAGACTGATACCGGCTGAAAGCGAGTCTAGCATTGGTCCAACCGTTTGTAACCTAACAGCGAGGTACATATGGAGTCTGCATGGTCTGTAGGTATTGGGCTTGCTTGTGCAGCACAGATTCTCATAACCTTTCCTTCTGGTGCGACATCCGAGACGCCCAATCCTGATACCAAAATGCGGGAATGGTTTAGATCTTTGAGACAACCGAGGAATGGAATGTCATGCTGTGATATTTCTGACTGTCGGTACGTTGACTATCGATATATTGACAACCACTATGATATCAAAATTGATAACAAGTGGATGACTGTGCCTGGTGAGGGTGTGATTCATGGCACACAAAATGTTACAGGTAAGGCAGTCGCTTGCTACAACAAAAGCAATCCCTATTCAGACATGATTACTATTCTCTGCTTTGTACCGCCTCACACTGGATCATGAACAGGCGCTTGTACGCCGCGATTACAGCGCATGCTTGAGATGTAGCGTCAGCAACTGCGTCGTGATACACCCCTTCACGGTGATCGTTTAGGTTGATATCAGCTAAGTCGTATACAGTCCGAGTGCAGCGCTCCGCACGGTACGACCAGGGAACGTCAAGTCGAGAAATGCGGTAGGCGTTTCGTAAGATAACCAAGTCGAAAGCCGGCGAGTTGGCCCATACTTTGACATTAGCACCAAGGAAGGTCCCTAGGTCGCGCAACACGTCGGTTAGTGGCAATTGATTACTGAAAGCTGACTCTCGAGCAGCAGCGCTCTGTTGCATCCACCACACAATGGTCGAGGCTGATACAGTCATACCGTGAGCCATGCAATCCTCAAGTGAGGTGCGTGCGTAAAACTTCTCGCCAATGAACCCAGCCTTGGGGTCAAACCGAACAGCCCCGATCGACAGGATCGCCGCACTCGGCACATTGTCCATAGTCTCAATGTCAATCATCACATCGTCCACAGCTAAACCTCCAGCGCTATGCCATTAATGGGTTAATTTCAATGATCAATTCCACTCCAGCCGACCAATTTGCAGCTCCAAGTTGCGCATCTACCGAGATGCAGCCAGGAGTGTCCAACCATGACTGAATGCTGCTAACGTCAAGCTCTTCGCAGAACCCAGACAGCGATTCGACGAACTCATCGAGTGAATCAAACGCAGCGGTTTGTGCTGGCAATGGTCCACCATGATGTTCATACACAAAATTATCAGCCAAGAATTCCTGAAGTTTTTCGGCTGCTTCGTCGTCACAGCATTTATAAAGGTGGTGTACGTTTGACTCATAACCAACAGCACGATCCACGATCACCATCGAAACCTCCTATAGGGTCCTGCGTTGAGCTGGCTATAGCATATCTGTGGTGCGAGTCAACCAGATTGGATAAGACAACCGTAAGCGGTGATTTCTTGGCACGTCGAGGTGTGTGCGGCGAAAGAATGGTTGATTAAGGTCCAATCCATGTCATTATGAGTGCAACAGTTAAAGGACCGCACGTGACCGTAGTTACACTAGACCACCCGCAGCTCACTGCCATTTACGCCTCTGGCGCCTATAACGGCGTAGGATCCATTAAGCAGTTGTGCGATAGCATCTGGCGTGCGTCGATGAATGTACCGCTTGTGCGTGTTGATCCCGATAGCGACCAAAGCCCGTACGATAAGCAACGGAAGTTCCGCGGCGACGCATTTGAAATCTTCGGTGAATACTTTTGCAGAGTTACCGACACCGATTCACGGGTCGGCGTTAGGGCTGGGCAGCTTGTGCCACTGGAGGAGGATGTGGGCGTCGATCTGCACGGTGACAGCACTTTGGGCGATGGTCCAGTGTCGGTCCAATTCAAATTCAAATCGGATGCCACCTATGAGTTCAAGCTGCGTGAGCTAGCAACGTGGCTTGCAGCGTCTGGACATATATATGGTGCATCGGGTAGGAACCTTATTCTGGTTACAACCAGCGCTTGTGTTAACTATCGTGTTCGGCAGGTAGTGCCCAACCTTCGTGTAGTCAACCGGACAATCCTACAGGAAATGACTGACACAAACGTTGGCTTTTGGAATGATTTCCATGCAAGCCTTGCTGGCTCAGTAAAAACGCCGAAGCAGCGGCAAGATCGTACGCTGTATCCCGATCAGGAAGCAGCGCTCGCCAGCATTGCAAATTGGATGGACAACCGATGATACGGGGACAAATAATTGCGCCGACAGGCTCGGGCAAAACACTCACAGAGCATGGTGCTGTCAACCACAGCATTACACGAGGCGGCTTGATCCACGTCGTGCTTGCGCCGCGGATTGCCTTGGTTCATCAGTTGCTCAATGATTTTTGGGATTACAAGCAGGGTGTGTGGACCGGTTTGTGTGTCTGCAGTTCGGATGCCGAATACCAAGAGTATTACGAAGGCGAAGAGCCAAACCTTGCGGTCGAAACAACGACACAAAGTGATCGAATCGCTGAACGGATAGAAGAAGCGTTGTCGTCGAAGGTGGCGCTAAACATTTTTTCCACCTTGCACAGCGCTGGCAGCATCGCAGCAGCCCTGCAGCGTTGCAATGCGGAAGCTGATCTGGTTGTGGTCGATGAAGCACATAACCTTACGCGCGACGCGTGGCACAAATGGCTTACTGCGCTGCCGTCTAAGGCGCAGTTGTATTTTACCGCTACGCGCCGCGTTAGCAAGAATGGCGAAGGCATCGGGCGCGGCATGGATAACCGAGAGTTGTTTGGTGAGGTTATCTTTAAAGTTCCACCAAAGATTCTGATCGATCAAGGGCGTATTGTTGCTCCTCGGCTCCATTTGATGTATCCCGATACTACCATTAACATCAGCCACCTCAAATCAGAGCTGCATGCTAAGGTTCAAATGGTAGTGGGTGGGGCGTTGAAGCATGCTGAGGTCATGGATGGTAAGCCCGCAAGGCTTATAGTGTTTTGCACAAGTGCCGACGAAGCCCATGACATAGCTGAGTCGGATATAGTGCAACGCCATCTGCCCGAGTGGAGCCTGACAGCAGTGACCAGCCTCCAGGAGAGGATGGGTCGCAAGAGGCGCAAGGACCTGTTTGCTGAGTTTTCAAAGTGCGAAAGGTCAATCCTGTTCCACTATGATGTTGTTAGCGAAGGCATTGACCTTCCCGGAGCAACAGCAATCCTCCCCTTGCGAGAGCTAGGCGAGATAAAGATGGTGCAGGCAATTGGTCGCGTGCTGCGCCCAACCAAGGTCGACCGCCAGCGTTTGGCTGACGGAGTGATCTCGGTAGACAATAAGGCTGGATGGGAGAAGCCTTATGGCTGGGTGTTGCTACCATTGCTTGGCGGCGAGTATAACTGGGCTGCCGAAAAGCTGAGAGACGTTGTTTGGAGTCTGAGGGGCTCCGATTTTAACATAGACGTAGAGACAATGAGCGTTGTCGAAACGGCACGCCCGATCCGCCCACAAAACAGCAGTGAAACTCTCATGCCACCAGCTAACGACGACATCATCTCGGACCTGTTTACTGGCTTGGGTGATAGCTTGCGCAAGGTTGATGTTGCTGTCAAACATGAATTGGAAGCTGAGGAAGCTTTGGTTACGAGGCTCCGAGCCGTGCCTGGCGTCAACAAACCCGGACTGCTTGACCGTATCCGTAGCAAGCCTGGTTGACCGCGTGCAAGAACGCGCTATAGTCACGGTGTGATAGAGGATGGAGCATTTTGCGGTGCGTGACAGCGATAGTTTTCTAGCAGAGCTAGATCGCGGAAGTATGACCGCAAGCTACCTCGAAACGGTCGATCAAGATTGTCTCATTGACAGTTTGCGTGGCGTGTTTTTGAAAGCGACCTTGCCGTTTATGGTCGCAACACGGTTTAAGTATCGCCGAGTGCAGGACGTTTTGGCGTCTTCAGATAGGATAGCGATTCGAAATATCACAAAATCACCAGCTGAGCTAATGAAGCTCTTCTTTTTCGACGTTATCAGCCGAAGCCCTGAGCTTGAATTTGGATTCGGAGCCACAGTAACCGACGATTGTTTTCGGTCCGATATTGACGAGAAAATGATGGGGCTGTATGATAAAGCCCAAGCTGGTAATTACAGGTGGTGGTGGGACACAGATGGTGGCACCGATGTGTTCAGCCACATGGCAGCACTTACATCACGTTATGACAGGAAGCACAAAGGCGGTGTATCCACGCCGTTGCCACTTATCAGTAGTATTTTGGACGAGATCACGCCGCGTCTAAATACTGTACCAAAAATTGCCGACCTGTGCTGTGGCAGAGGCTCCTTCCTGTATGTTGCTGCAAACCAACTAATTGCAAAAGGTTTTGAGCGTCGAGCAGTGCTGAGCAATTTATACGCGTATGACATCGATCAGCGTAAAGCGTTTATTACAGCCGCCCTCTTAGATCCGGACGACACAGGTTTGGTAAATGTTTATAGTATCGATAGCATGGCTGAAGAGATAGATATGAAGTTTGATGTTATTATTGGCAATCCACCATACAAGGTTCCTGGCAAAGAGGCTACAAAGGGCACTCGTGCGAACGCGCTGTGGTCAAAGTTTATCCAGCGCGCAAACCAGTTGGCAAAGCCAGGTGGCTATATAGGCTTTGTCACGCCACCTAACTGGCTTAATACGCCGAAAGGATTCTTCACCGACAATCAAACATTGTGGGTCAAGACTGATATCGGCGCAAAAGATTTCCCCGGTGTTGGCAGCGCATTCACAGCATGGGTGGTGCAAAAGGTGCCCTACACCAAGCCGACCTACTTTGTCGATCACGCCAAGCATATCGACATACGCGCTAAACACGGGGTGCCATTGCGCTCCATTGAAGGGCACACGATCAAAGACAAAGTAGTAAGATTTAGAGACAACTATCCCGGGAAGCTGATCCGGTTCCAGTCCGACAAACACCATCACTGCGGATGGAAGAACCAAGCAGACAAAAACCACCTGTATAGCCCTGAGCCAGGCGCAGGCCGTCCATACAAAATCCACCATACCAACAAGGGCGTGTGTTGGGGTCACTATCGGCCTGATGACTATGACGCGCCCAAGGTTGTTATCACACTATCGGGATACCCAAACCCGCAATACGTAGCCACACCAATTGGGACATGTGCCGGCATAAGCGGACATATCCTGGTAAAAAATGAGAGCGAAGGTAACAATCTTGTCAAACTGATAAACTCGAAGCTGTATACGTTTTACCGTGATTGCGGACGATCCGGTGGTATGAATATTTTTAGCAACTTTGCTTTACCAATGCTCGACCTCACGAAGGCGTGGAGTGACGCTGAGCTGTACGATTTGGTAGGATTAACCGACGAGGAGATAGCTATTGTCGAACAGTTCGAAGGATTCGCAGCTAAAGGCATTAAGGGCGACGAGGCTAAAGCAGACGAATGAGGTCTTCACGCCGCCGCACTTGGTGAATAATATTCTCGACGAAATTCCGCAAGAATATTGGTCTGATCCAAACAAGCGCTGGCTCGAACCTGCTTGTGGTGATGGTAACTTTCTCGTTGAGGTGCATCGTAGGCTGATGGTTGGCCTTGAGCAGTGGCAACCTAACGCCGAAGAGCGACACCGCCACATTATTGAAACCATGATTTTCGGTATAGACCTTATGGAAGACAACGCCCAACAGTGCATAGCACGGTTAAACGCGGCAGGCCTAAAGCACCATATAGTTTGCGCCGACGCGCTAACTTACCACTATCGCTTTGACGAATGGGAGGCGAAAGAGGATCAACTCCTGTTCGTGTGGACACAACGGTAGTCGTCAGTGGCACAAGGCTGCGGAAACGGTAGAAAGCTCTCGCTCCTGCCACTTAACGGTTGAACTCCAGCTAACCTATGTTAGTTTGTTTGCATAGGTAATGGAGTTAATACGTGAGAATCGCCTGTTGGTTATATAGCGCGAATGCTGAGACTTTGTCCTGCCATGTATCCTTAGCAGGGCGGGATCTTGCAGCATTAGCAAATGTTGATGTTACCAAGCCAAAGATCAGATGGCCTAGGAACCCCTTGTACGTAGAATGCATTACGACAGGGGGACCGAACTTTACCCTTCGCCTCGCGTCCAAAGGCGCTGCTCCCGACACATACAAACTTACGCGAGATAGCCACAATACTCCGAGAGGCACCTTCGCCATACGAGGAGCAAAGCTAGGGCTTGGACCAGACAGCCACAGACGCTCCTATCCGATATCATACGATGTCGTTGCGCCTGGCGTGTTGTCATGCACGTTTGATCCGACGGTGTTTTCCGTCAGTAACCGGCACCGTAAGCTAGCAGACGGTCACACAGTTCCACCAGCCGTGTCAAGCTCAATCCTTGATTGCGTTCGTATCCTTAACAGGGCAGTAGACCAAGACGATTTGGTGTTGCAGATTCTGAACGGCAAGTTGGTTGTTACTGTAGCATAGGCCGGGGTTCTTTACCAGAATTTGGTTGAATAATGGTAGCGCCATGCTAGTATTACCACAGCAAGGAGTTTTGCCATGCCCGCACGAAAAAGTACCGCTTCTAAACTGACTGATGAACAGGTTGCTAAATTAACCGAGCTGTACAATGCGTCGCCACGCATCTCTTACCAAGAGATTGCGCATCGTTTAAAGGTAACACACGGATCACTCCGCTACACCATAACTAACCTGCAAAAAGCCGGGGTGTTATTACCGCGGAACGGATTTGGCAGCCTCGATCCGACTGAGCAACAAATCGAAAGATTGAAAGAGATTTGTAATTTGCGATTGACTGAACAGAAATCCTGGCATGAAATTGGACAGCATTTTGGTTTGACCAGACAAGCAGTCCACGCGTTTGCTTCCAAACACCTCCCTGAACTCTTCGATGAACGTAAGCGTGTTAACCCGCCGTGGTACAAAGACCTGGAAAAATTGTATAACAGTGGGATGACACGGCAAGTCGAACTTCAAAAAATGTTCGGCAAATCTTCGAAGGGTATTAGAGACGCAATCACCACGCTTTTTGAACAAGGCAGGATCAAATATACCCCTCCCCGACATATTCTAGAGAAGGTGGAAAAGATTCATCGCTTGCGGCAGGAAGGAAAAAAATGGACCCAGGTCGCCGAAGCACTTGGAACCTCATATCCAAGCTTGTATCGACTGTATACAAAGCATAAACACAGAATCACTAATTGACTGCTGGACCTTTCGGTTGACCATTATATGTTTACCAGCTTGCACATAAAAATTCTATGACAGTGTGCTCGAGGTAACAAGCATACAAGTTTTTACCTGCTATTAGATACGTGCTCAGCCAATAGGCTTACCACGCAGAGGACGTAGCTATGGCCCAGGTAGCTTCTTTCCTAGTGTCCACCTCGCGTCTGTTGCCGAAGTTCACTTTCTAGCGGCTGCCTGCTGCCGTCACCGAACAGCGCAACGCGCGCAACCGACGCAAATTCTATGAAGCATGTGCCGTCGGTCTCGGCTGTGATGCTGCCTGCGCCTCCCCGCAGCAGGCTATTAAGTGGCTGTTTACCGAGAAGGGTTGTGATGTTATCGAAGTGGTGAATGCGTGACCTCAGCCTTTGGCAACGATTTTACGAAAAGGATGGCCCCATAATAGGGGCCATCCCTAGTTAAGAGGTTTGTGAGACGAGCGCTAGTCAAATAACGTGCGTTGTATTTCACAGTACCTTTCGCCAGCCAATCGTTTGTATAATACGCCCGCTCTGAGGCAAAAAACCGTGGCGCGTGTCAAGGTCACATCGTCGCCGTTGGCACAGCGTTCGCTGAAAATCATAGCAAAGGTACGTTTGTTCATCTTCATTAACAGTGTTCTTAGGTCATTTGAGTAATCCCTTGTTAACCGTTTGAACGGTGCGATATACCTCTGGAATTCCTCTACTGGCATGCAATCTGGGTAAGATAAAAAGTCGACACTCCTAAGTGTGGTTTCAAGCCGAGAGAACGTACCATCATCCAGCATTTCTGCTAATTTGCGCGGAATGTACATATGCGGATCAGGTTTAGGCAACGATTCGAGCAGCATTTGTTTTTCATCGTCAGAAAATCCCTTTCTCTTACCCTTACGCCTTTCGAGTTGATCGATTGCTTCTGCAAGACGGATATTCTCGGCATTAGCATGGATAAGTTGCTCCTGTAGATGCGCACGATGTCTCTGCGTTTCGGCAAGTGAGCTTTCAAGCTGGGCAATTATTGCAGTCGGGTCGTCGCCACTGCCTCGTTCGGCGTAGCGCGCCGATAACCGCCTCCCGGTGTTTAACTCAATTTTGACGTCGGATGGTTTTAAACCATCTTTCTTCAATTTCTCTATGAGAAATCTGAAAGCAGTTTCTGACTCGTGTGGGTGTTCTGATGCCGTCCGCCAGAAGATGTCATTTATTTGTTTGATATCTATTTTTGTGGCCATGTATCACCTACGCTAATAGTCCGCTATAAAGTTAGATTGCTACATGGCCACAGTCAATGTAGTTTATTTGCCGCTGTCGTTACTCATCTGGGCCATTGAGTCTCTGCAGGAGGTTAGCAGTCTGCGCTGCCTTATCTTCTAGGTCTAAACGCTTCTGTTCGGTGCTAACGACATGTGGCATATCTTCCTCAGCCGCGTTGATAGCTGCTGCTCGAATTCCTGGAAGAGATTTCGGAAGTAACACGTTGATTAGGTTTTGGCGTTTCTGAAGTCCTTGCGCCAGCTTTGTGTTGCGCTGTGTCTTGAGGTTAGCCTGATAGCTTGGAGCTTTTTTGCAGCTTCGCTGCACGTTCTCAACAAAGTAATTGCCGTTGATGTCAACATGTTTCGCAAAAAACTTGCAAATATCTGGAGCGCTTTTGCGAATAAGGTTATGATCAACTGCAATGTAGCCACCGGCCATTAACTCGCGGGCCTCTGAAGCATTATTAACCCACCAGGAGACTTTGGACATTTCTGCAGTTCCATAGATCTTAACCTGGGCGAAAATGTCATATAGCTCGACGCTGCCTCCACTTTGCTTGATGAGGTCGTAATAAAGTTGCGCCTTTTCTGGAGTCACGTAGCCTCCAGAATAGGGGAACGCCGTTTTGATGACATCAACAACCAGGTTGCCGTGTTGGTCAATGCGCGTACCAATATTATATGGCATAATTATATCTCCTGAACAGGTGCGTCCCTGGACGCAGACTGAACATAATATTTGCCCAGGTTGAAGTCAACGCAAACCACACAGGCAGCAGAAAACTGTAAGGCTGCCGGGTGCGCTATGTGCATGTCGTTAATAACGTTGTGCTTCCAAAACACCATGTGTAGCCAGAAAAATGGCCCCTTTCGGGGCCATTTGTTTTTTTTTAGGATGTTTGTGATACGAACAGGTCGTCTTTGTGCGTAGCATTGCCGTTTTGATATTCGATCATAGTGCCACCCTTGCCGTCAGAATGGACATATAGGTCATTAGCACTGTAAGTACCATTGAACTTCAATTCTTGGGCAAGGGTCGACCCATCGTAGAAGTCAACGGTAGTAACGTTGCCGGATATAGTCTCAGAGACTGATGTTACATTCTGGTCTTTGAGGTCAATGGTGTCGTTGCCTGTAAATCCGTATAGAAAGCCGGTCGCTGAAACACCTTTATCCAGTTGGAGCATCGAGTGTGTCAAGAATGTTACGGTGTCTGTTGTATTGCCTCCGAGGTCAAGTGTAGCGCCGCTATCAATTTGCATGTTACCGCCACCAGTGGTGGCATCGACGTGAAACGTCCCTGACCTGGCTTCAATTTTGCCTGCGCTTGTGTTGCCTGTGAGGGTGGCGTTGTTTGATCCAGTAATGGTCCCTGACTGATCGCCAGAATAGCCAACCGCAATGTTAACTGTTGCGCCATTAGAGATGTTTACGATGCTTGACGAATCGATGCTTGAGCCGTTAGATCTGTTCGAAATCATATCGAGATATGCGCTGTTTCCATCAACGTTGATTGTTCCGTTGTTCACAACCCGCACCAAGAAAGACTTTACAGTGCCATTCACGGTAAGCGTGGAACCACTAACAGTGAGGTAACCTTCGTTATACCAGCCAGTGTTCAGTTGGAAAGTGCTGCCCTTATCAATTGTAACATTCGCGCCGTTCGTAAAGTTGATAGAACTTCCAGATATGTAGCCTGTATTGATAGAAGTTGCATAATAGGTGAAGTTCTTGAATGTGACTCTGTCTCCTGACACGTCAAGCTCTAAGGCTGCGCCCGATCCTGTTACGGTATACCCGGTCTTCGATCCAGTGTTAAAAACTGCCGTGTCCACAGAGGTGCCACCAGACGAATAGCCTGGTACGCCTGTCGGGGTCCAATTGGACGCAGTTGAGTAGCTGCCGTTTACTGCAGATTTCCAAGAATACGTAGTCATATTCACTTCTCCTAAGCGACTTGTTGCGCGCCTGTTTGTTAGCGCGCAACATCTGTATTGTGCGTTAGGTTTTGAGGAAGAGCAAGTCGATGAATTCAGGTAAAAAGTAGTTGCAACGTCGCCAGTTTCCTTATAGTTTTCCTGTGCTGTCCAGGAACCATAAGGAGGCAGGATGGTAGATAACAGTGAAAAGCAAAATTCAGAGACTGGTCATAATGGGAATTTTGAGGGACATAATGAAATTGATCCTGACGAGCGCGATTTTGATATCCTCCTGGATAGATCAAGGCGTCGTATTACCGAAGTTGCAGCGACCACAGGTGCGGGAATTGTAGACTACATCGACGCGCTGTTTTTTGCAGGCGCAACTATACGTTGGACACTGCTGCTTCACAGCGGACTCGAAGAAAAACGCCTAAAAAAGCGCACTAGCCGTGCCGGCAGGGACGAGTCAGCAAAAGCTTGTTTAGATCTTGTCCTTGATCCATTGGATGCGAGAACGAGATCGCTGTTGGCTCCACACACTGACGACGTGGCAAAAGCAATCGACTACATAACCGATCCAGAAGTGGGTATGCGTGGCGTCGATACAGTGCCTACAATCAACGAATTTCGCATATGGGTTCAGGACCATCCATCTGAGGACGAAGTCAAGGCAAACTTGACAGGGACTGTTCTTGGCGTAGGCAAACGAATGAGGAGTCGCCTAACTTTCCTGCGGAAGCAAACCAAGCTAGCAAACGCTAACAAGAGAAAGGAGCAGCATGAAAAAGACATTGCCTTCAAGAAGCTTCAATTCGAGGTCGATGGTTTCAAGAAGGGCCTTAGCCAGGACGAAATTGACAGGCAATGGGAGTTAGAGAAGTCAAAATTGTCGGCTGAAAATCAGCTTGTGGCCGAGCAAAAAATAGGCAGGGTATTCAAGGTCAAATCCTTCGACATAGATGATGATGGCCAGCACATCGCAGTAATCGCAGTCGAAGATTTAATGAGTTTTGTGAGGTAAAGATTAGGAATGGCCCGTTTTGGGCCATTCCTTTGCTGGTTCGGTTACCTGCTCCTAGACCCGATTCCGAATGCCTAGCGCGACAGCCGACGTTTACCCCTCAGCATGCCAATTGCTGCAATGCCTGCACAGCATCACGAATGAGGTTCTCGGTCACTGGCTGCTTGCGCTTTGCTAGCTTCTCTTGTCGACTGATAAAAGCAACCGAAGTTTACAGCAGTAACCTTTAACTGCAACGGTTTCTAGCAGTTCGCGGCCCGATTTTTAGAAACCATAGAAGGCCGCGACGTCGTTTTCATAACCGAAGCAGTAAGTTCCAGTTGGATCGGTACCATAGAAGTCACTATCAGTGCTACTGGTCCCAAACACCAGCGTAAGGCTATCGACTGATGGCACCCATCTTGCAGCGTGACGACCTATGCCGTCTGATGCATAGCCAACAATTACCGAGCCATCTGCAGACATGCCCTCCGCGTAAGTGTCATAATCGGGATCAGCAACTCTTAAGTCAACGGAGCCCGTGCTAGAAGTCCACTTAAAGGCGCGATACGTTACATGGGGATCAATCGAATTGTAGGAAGTACCTGCTATAATTGAGCCATCATGCGAAACCGCAGTAGCTTGTGCTCCGTCATCGGTTGTACTGCCAATGTTCGTTGCCGTATTCGTTGTCAGGTTCCATGATATCGGGCGATCACTCTGCGAAATATTTGGCGAGCCACCATTAGCCTGTATGTAGCCAACTGCTGTTGTGCCGTCGCCTGACATGGCCAGGGCCGATGAATTGTAGATGGTATCGGTCACCACGCTAAGGTCGAGTTCGGTAACAGTTGATGCGTGCCACATTGCGGCTACAAGTCCAGATGAACTATAGACGCATCCAACTAGCTTCGTGCCGTCATCGGATATGCCGTGGATTTCGCAGTTGTGACATCCTGAAGGAATCGTCAAATATGTCATTGCAGTTGTAGTTCGATTATAGACGAATGGCACAACATCACCAACGCCGCCCGCCTGGTATACGCCAGCTATAATATTACCGTCCGCAGTGACCGCAGAGGCTATAGTTGTTCCTGGCAACGTCGTCGCCGCACCATCATGATCCCAATAACAACCTATCTGGGGCCCTGGGTCGCCATCGACAAGTGTCGTAGCTTGCCCAACCATTATTGTAGCGCCTGATGCCATAGCATTGATCTGCACAAAGGGGCTGGTCGACTCCGGAATGTCAACATCAACCCAATTATGGCTCGCTGGTGCAGCAGATATTGATGCAGTCAACGCACTCAGCTGCGCAGATAGCGCGCCGTGTGTCTGCTGGAGCACAGAAATAGGCGGACTCGCGCTAGCTGGCTTCAATGCTGCTGAAATTACAGCATGCAACTGCTGGACCAAAGCAACTGACGAGCTGATTGCAGACAGATCTGCTGCGAGGGCCGCAGGGAACAGTTCATAAACGAAAGCTGCCGCACTTATCCGCTTTAGATTGCCACCAATAACAGCAGCTATCGGCTGGTTAGTCACCTGTATCAGACCGTCATTCCATGAGCGGAATTGGTATGTAAGATTGATTTCTCTCGTGCCGCTGTTATTGCTCGCCGTCAACGTCCGTGTTTCACCAACCTTCTGGACGGTGAATGTGACTGAGCTGTCTGAATAAGGCACAGAATTAATCGCGGTGCCGTATATTTTCAAGCTGCCAGCGAAATAGGCGCCTGAATCACGGTAGGCGAGGCCATAATCAAACACCATAAAATCATCAGTCGCCGGAAAGAGTAAAACATTGTTTGACCCAGGATCTAGGTTGATACTGATGAATGTATTTGGCTGTGCGAAAGGATCGACCTCCGTTATCCAACGGATATTGCCATCTATGCGGTTGCCGGAGACGCCAGGGTTTGGCGCTTGTGGTGCGCCAACAAATAGCTCGCCAGTATCAACCGCAAATGCCAGCTGTCCGTCGAGCAGGTCGGTTGGCAGATCACTCCGTAACCCTCGCCTAACAAGCAACCGTCCGATCTTTTGACTTGTCATAATGCCTCCTATAACTATTTAGCTAGGATTGGCCACATTGATCGGAGTGCAGAACGGCTGTTGGAAGACAGGTGCAGACACTGATAATTTGAAATGTCCATTGAAAATGGGCGGACAAATATTGTCTGCCCATTTGCATGAAAGCCAAATATTATTGATCCTTCAGGTGAAGCGATCAGATTTTTATTTCACCGCCTTGCAGCCTTGAAATGAAATCTTTAAACCTAACCAAGGAACCTCACCGCCTACGTTTGCGCCTCAGCATTCCAACGGTGGCAAAGCCTGAAGCGAGGAGGGTGAGGGTGGTGGGTTCTGGGACAGGCAGTTCGGTGACGGTAGTGTGGACTTCCGTCGCTACCCACCATACGAACGTTTGCGTGCCGTCTCCAGGCCAAAAATGGTATTGGCTGGGAGATGAGGTGTCATCCGTGAGGTCAAACGGTCCATTAATGTTGCCATCTACCACAAAAGGTGAGGGTTGATTGTAGCTAACATTGGCATATTCAGTCTGCGTTTCACTTCGTGATTCTGCTTCGACGGAAAAAATATAACCTGCATCATTCCAACCAGCAACATACGAAACCGGCATCGGTGTGCCTGTTACGGTTCTTGTGTAACCGTTGATTGTCAGGTTGATTGTCGCAACAGGCCAAAGCCGGTACTCGTAAACCGAGAGTCCAGGAGATGGATAGACACCGATACCATTGTCATCTGTAACGTAGGAAAACGTCCCTGAAACCGGCAGAATTCGCGAGAAGAGGGTAAAATATCCTGCGCTTGCCATACCGAACAGGTTAGCGTCGTCTTCCATGGAATTGGTATAGCCGGAAAAGGTCCCCTGCACGAGGACGTCAGCGCTTGCTGGTGCGCCGATTATCAACCCTAACGCAACTACAGATACACTACCTAAAACCAACTTCCGCACGGACGAAACTCCTTAACAACCTGTAACAGCAATATACAGGCTCAAGCACAGAAGCCATCCGAAGATTGACGGTGATGGTTTCTAAATCATCTGTGGACCATTAACTAGGGTTTCTAACCGTTGCTAAGGTAGGAGTGGTTGTTCTAACGTTCCTGTTATTATAGGAGTGCTTCTGGATGTAACAGGCGGTTAGGGCTTAGGAGGTCCCCATGCGACGTGTAATGGTTGCAATCTTAGGAAGTGCGCTTTTAGCAGGATGTGCGGCGCAGAAAGCGACTACGGAGGCAAGACAGGTCGCCGACCGGTGCGCCGAGATGTATGGCAAAGGACATGCCCTGGAAAAGGCTACGTGTGATTCTCCTGCAATGCGGCGTGCATTGCTAACACAAGGTTTTACTCCGTTGGAGGCGGACATGTTGCTTGTGACACGGCAAAGCATTGCACAACGCGTCGATATGGGACAAATTACGGGCTTGCAAGGTAAGGCGGAACTTATGCAAGCCACCAACCAGGTTATGCACCAGGTTCAATTACGGCGCCATGCCGAGGAACAGTCCGCATGCCGGCGTCAGAACAATCTTGACCGACAGCTGGCTATTGCCCACGCTGGTCAGGCCACTACCGCTTACCATATTTTGACGCATACAACACCTACCGTTACGTTTATTGAGAAAGATTGTAACTTCTGAAGGCGACCGAGAATGTAGAAAAACACAATGCGTAAGTTGTTTTTTGGCGCCCTCGCCGCGCTGGGATTGGATTCTAGATAGTTTACAATTGTAGTTTTAAACGAGCAATTAACTCATCTATAGTCCCGCCCCTATCTTTATAGCGATCCCAGTACCACCTATTCTCTGCTGCACTGCAGGCTGAGCAGCCACCACCACGTAGCAAAGCAATTGGCATACATGTGCGCCGGCGATGTTTCGGGCAGCCTATAGTGACATGACGTCGCCCACTTAAGTACACAGTCTCGGACAGGTCGTAGTAGCCCATTGTTATTGCATTTGCTACCTTGCGAAAAGAATCCGGATTGTACTTCAGGCGTTTCTGCCCTTCGGATTGCGAAATGCAATCAGGGCAACCGGTCCAGTGTGATGGGTACGCGTCTTGTTTGAATTCATGGTGAATAGGACAAATCACGCTGATCTTGCGCCCTTTTGTTGCCTCGAAAGTTTCGACAAATGACTCGTAAGTATAGCCGCAGCCTTCGAACATTGCCTCATATTGCGCGATCTTACGCTCTATCACCTTGCTATAGTTTTTTGGTTTGTGCGCTCTCCCTGGATTTATTCTTGGGCATCTGGCGCAGCCATTCTTGCTCTCTAACAAAGACGCGGTTGTCGTGGTAAACGGCAGGCTGTGTTGGTTGCACCAAACCTTGATCTGATCATTGAGCGTCTCTATTCTCTGCTCAAGGATCTCAAACCGCTTACCATGCTTAAGAAGCAACCTCCGCTGGATCTCGTCCATGCTAACTTGCCTGTTTGAGATCTTCTTTGGCCGCCTGCACTTGCATTCTGTTTTAGATGAAGACTTTACTTTGCGCCCGTGGTTTATGTTAGTTTCAAAGGCTAGCCCGCAGAGCCTGCAAATAACTGGAATCGGCCGGTGCCGTCCGTCCCATGCCTCTTCGGTGACTAGCCGGTAATCATAGGTGTCGTTATGCAGCGCCCGCGCCGCTTTGATCCATTGCTCACGGGTTTGCTGCCTGCCATACTGGACGTTGTTTGTAAGGTGGCGAACCTTCAGTTTACGCACCTACAGTCAGCAACAGCCGTGCGGTTTGTTCTTCGTCGAGCCGTGTGAGCGTGCCATTTATACGGCAATACAAGCAATCATCTTCTTCAACTCTACGTGCTTGTGTGCCATCGGCTCCTAATTTTTGCAGCTTCTCTTTCACTAATTGCTTTTTTCGTTGTGAAGCAAGCCACGCTTGATATTCTATGACCGTCATGTTGTGGGCTTTTGCATCAGCAGCGAGAAACCGTCGCGCTTCCTCCTGCATGGCTTCTTGCTTTGCTTGCCGCTCCAGGCGCTTCGACAACTCATCTGCTTCTTGAACTGCCTTAAGGCGCGCTTTGTTGGCTCGGACTTTGCCAGCAATCCCGCCATGCCATTGAGTTCCATCTGGTTCGACGTAGGTCCTATCCAACAGGGCAATGATTTGGCTTTGATTTATTGGCAGTTGGACCAGTTCTTTGTGGGTCCACAGCCATTCAAGCGCGTGCGCCATGAGTTCCCGCTTCTCTAGCAGGTACCCTATACGGGTCTTTTCGTCTTCTGAGCGCCTTCCCTTTAATTCGTCGGGTTTTACAAGGAATCGTGTGATGATTTGTTGGTATAGCCCAGTCACCCGGTACTTTGCTAGTTCTTTGCTAAATTTTGAGCTTAATTTGTAATCGCTCTCGACAACATAATAGCAATGGTACGCGAGTGCTACCATGCCTTTGAGTTCTTCTTCCCTCTGCGCTCCTAGGCGCATCAGCGACTGACGGATGTCAGCGAATCCAAGCTCAAGCCTCTCGAAAAGCGCTTCGGTAGTGCTTTGTTCTACAGGCTGTAAGCGTCGCGCTTTTTGTGCCATTGCACCCTGCGGGTAAGTTGCTGCGCAACTTACTTTTGCAATGCTTGGATGTCAAGGGCTAAAATTCAAGCGGCCTTGATAGACGGCCTTGATAGACGGCCTTGATAGAAAAGGGCACACCGAAGCGCACCCTTTTCCTCAAACGTTGCAGGACCAGTTTCGTTCTGGTGCCGTAACAATCACAGGAATTTCAAATTCGCTGTGTTTATGCCCACAACTGCAAGGTAATCCGCGGCATTACCGAGGGAGCTCGCGCTGTTGGTCAATTCTAAATATCCATAACGAGTCATAAACGAAACCACTGGCTCAAACGTGCTAGGATCTATTACGACACCAGAACTAGTTAGCGGAACATACGGGCAATAATAGGCAGCAGCATCAATCTCCCCCTGCCCCTTATATCCAATCAGCACTGGCGTCGCGTCGCCCGCATACGTGTTTACGTATATGCGCATCGAGTTGTTGAGCAATCCAGCGAACTTCATATTCGTCGGAGCCTCGAACACACCCTCAGTTGTGCGAGCGAATGCCGAAGTTGTTGCACTCTGCAGAACCGTAAGAGCAGTCGGCGAAACAACAGCCCAGTTAGCAGCGCCACGACGTGTACGCTGTGCAATCAAGTTGGCTTGACGATTCAAAAGAACCGAAAGAGCAGCGTGCTCATCACCAACGAACGTTGCCGTGCCGGAAACGTTGGCCTGATCATAGATGGCAGTCGGAGCGCCGGGAAGCGCGATCAGCGACGTCAAGATCTCCTGGTCGATTTCAGCAGTAATTTCCTGGGCAAGTGCAGCCATAATTTCTGCTTCGATATCAATACCTTGCTGCGCTTGGGCATCTTGTGCAGCCTCGAAGGTCCAGCGAGCGGACAGACGACGGGTCTTTGCCTCAACAGTCTCCTTGAGGATTTGAATGCTCAGGCGGTTGCCAGGGCGTCCCTCAAGATACGCAGTCGGTGCAGCACGAGGATATGTCGGATCCTCATTTCCCGAGTAGAACTTCGCGATCTCATAGGGAGACAGCGCCTCAGTACCAGCAGTCACGCCGTTCGTGCCACCAACATGGTCCGAATAGCGGACACGCAGCGTGTGCACCTGTGCCACTGGGCCAGTGAGCGGCTGCACACCAATGATCTCATTCGCAATCACTGTAGGCATAACACGACGAATAACGGGGAGGACAACCTTGTTAAGGGTTGCGACATTACCCGATGACGTAGCGCCAGCAGTTGCGTGCTCCAGCAGTGGGTTGCGACGCATGAGATCAAGCCGGGTATTCTCCAGCAGCGTCTCCATAGTCTTCTTCTTGTTGGGGTTTGGCGACCCATCCATATTAACCAGAAGATCCTTACCCTCGCAGAGGGCCTCTTTTGTGGCCTTCCAGTTGCTTTCAAACAACTTACTCATTATTAAAACTCTCCTTCAACTTACTTTTCAATGCCGGCTAGTCTTCGAAGCTCGACAATCTCAGCAGTCTGAGTTTGCGTATCTTCCGCTCGGGCAGATTCTTGTAGTCTCGTTGGACGGTTTCCGGTTAATTCAACCGTTCTCTTTTGTGCTGGACGTGACTCAGTAACGACCTGACGTCCTGCGGTTTGTTTGCTATCTCTTACGGTTTCGTTTAAAACTGCCGGGAGATACTTGCGGAATGCTTCTTTGAGATTTGCCGTCTTGACAGTCTCAAGGAGATTTTCCATTACTTCTCTTTTGTCCCGATTAAGGGGACGCAAGAGGTCGTTAAGCGCCTTGACGCGTGTGGCGCGCTCTTCGCTAATAACAACGCGACGCTGTGCCTGTTCAATCTGGTCCTTAGACTCCGCCAACTTTCTATTAACTTCAGTCAGCTTTGCCTCAGTCTCCTTCAAGGAATCAGTAAGCTTCTTAACGCGGGTGCCTTCACTGAGATAAGAAGTCATAAATTCTGCCTGGAAGGCTTCAAACAATCTACGACCGAAGATATTCTCACGTGCTGCGCGAATATCCTCTTTCAGTTGGGTCATCTCTTTGCGGAGATGGCTTTCAACAGTTGTCTCAACAAGCTTGGATGCACGTTCGATGAACTGCTTCCTGGTTTCCTCAAGCTTAGATTTGGCTTCAGTCGCCATTCTAACCTTCATCTCAACCAGCTTGTCTTTGTCCTGCTTGAACTCAGTAACTTCCTTGCGTAGCTGCTCAACAACAAAGGACTCCAATGTGTTGATTCGCTTTGCCGCCTGCGCATTCAGTGCGAGGCGATGCTCACGCAGCTTCTTAACCACAGCCACTTTGCTCTCAGTGAGGGAGGCCATTTGTGGCTTCAATTGAGACAAAACGAATGTCTCAAGTGTCTTCATGTGGCTGGTAATCTTTTGCTTATATGCAGAGCGAGTTTCCTTAATTGCCTTGGTTAGCTTCACTCGCTCTTCTTTGAGGGCCTTTGCTGCTTCGAAGGATTCCGTCGCATGCTTTTTGACTGCATCCGACAACATGTTATCCATAGCTTCAACGAGGTTGCTCTTATCCTGCTCATACCTGCGAGAAAACTCTTCGCGGATTTCGTTTGTCACCTCTTCGCGCAAGGAGGCCCGAACTTCATTAACCTTATTATTCCAAGCCTCTAAAAATGCTGTCTTGGTGTCTTCACTTAAGACCTCATTTTCTAGGAGCTCTTTCAAACCATTTTCCATAATCGGGGTTCTCCTAATTGTGGTCCCCTTCGGGTTTCACTCCGGACAGGTCACTACCAGATTGGTTTTATGTGTAATTTTCTGTCCGGCGATATTTATAAAACAGGCACAGAATTGGCGAGAATAGGTCAAAAACGGTGATTTCCAATTTGCGGGCTAGAGCGGGGCGCTAATCCTTGCTAGCATTACCAACAACGGGAGAAGGTAATGCCAGCCTATTTTGTGTGGTTTAGGGAAAGGGATGAGGACACAATTGTAGCTGTCACCAACAACCGATTAGCCAAAGGCAAATCTCTTACCATTATGCGTGGTGTGTCGGCTTCGGATGAGCATGCTATCATTCGCAACGCGAACAGGTTATCGGCCAGAGGCAAGGCGGTCACCATAGTTAAAATACAGATGATGATTGGCAGGCAGGAGGAAGTGTTTGGTGACGAGCTATTGGAACTGCCATAATGTGGTGGTATATGGAGGTTGTTATGGCTGATATGGGCGAATTATACCGAGATTGGGCCGAGCACAAGAGGAGGTCTAAAGCTGCCCGGTTAGAAAAGGCGGAACAGTTGGAAGGTTGGACCAAATTTACGCCATATCATTGGTCAACGACTATCCACGGTAAGCAGCTAGACTGGTGGCCAACCACTGGAAGGTGGCGATATAATGGCCGCACACAAGCTGGAACCCAGGAACACCTTCTACGGTTCATAGCAAGGCGCATCACCGGTAAGAAGGGCGCATTTGACGAACGGGACAAGCGCAAACTGCCGAAAACACCGGATGAAGATGGCTGGATACGGCATACCAAATATCATTGGTCAAGGACTGTCGGAGGCGCCCGCCTCGATTATTGGCCAAGCGGGGGCGCGTGGAGGTATGATAACGGACCTATTCAATACGATTGCAAAGATGCGATGTTCGACCTCATAAAAGGACAGTGATAATGTTGGTTAAACATGCAGATTTAGTTGAGTCAAAATTTACGTTTGCGATTGAAGACTTTCAGCAGGATCAACTGGATGACGTTATCATATGGCTGTCCGAACAAGGCTGGACAGTTGTTAGCGCTGATTGGAGGTTCGATGATAAAGTAGACGGCAGTTACAAACTTCACAAGCCTAACTGGGATGTTCTGCTAACTACAACCTACCTTAGTAGACTGAGGGTATATGTTATCCTGGATGACCCAGTAAAAGCTATGCTCTTTAAACTTGCCTGGTGTGGTTACCAAAGCTGATGGCTGTTGTGCCCACTCGTGAACAACAGAAAGAGATTCGCACATTGATGGCCAGGACTTACGCCAAGGCTAGCCATGCGATGACCGATAGCGTAACAGCGGCTGAGTTGCAGGTCGATGCTAAACATCCAAGTCGCTACGTAGCGTTGCTTACTGCTGCTGCCAAGCTAGTTATCCCTGAGAACTATACGTGGTCAATTATGCTGTCGCCAGGAGGGCGTGCACACCTATTAATTGCTCCTGTTGATACTTTGAGCGGCGAAAAGACTGAAATGCCATATGAGGGGCAAGAATAATGACGAGAGTCAGCCGAATAGAGTCAGGAATCCTTGAGAAGCTGGTTAGCGAACGGATTCTAACTGTTTAGCAATACGTGGCGCGATTTTTCGGAGGGCTCTTTCTGACTGAGATACTTGTTCGTCGGTTGGCAAATCATTGAACCAAAATGTGAATACAGCACCGATCATAAATCCATTTTCCCGCCATAATGGGCAGCCTTGATACGCTTTAACATTAAGGCTTGCTAAACGTTCTTTAACATTTTGATCGCCTATTTGGTCGAGAACGATTTTACGACATTTGTTATCAGTTAGGTAGTCAAGGTAGGTTGACCATTGGCTTAGTGGTAGATTTATGATCCGTTGTGTTTGAAAGAATTGCTGGCGTGTCCTTACAAACGCTACGTCAAACAGGAATTCAGGGGAAGATGAATTTTCAATTCTCAGATGAATTAATCCAACTCGCGCTTGCGCCGCCGACGGCACAGATTCTAGCACTTGATCGAGATATGAGTTTATCGACTTTTCAATTTGTTCATTGGCGTAGATAGCACTCATATTGAGATACTGTTCTGAGCTAGCTGCCATAGTTGCCAGACCAATACCTGCAATCAAACTGATCGTTTTAAGTTGCATGCATCACGTCCCTCATCTGAGGTTGTTGGCTGAACTTTCAAGCTTGCTAGCAATAAGAGGTGCGTTGTCCCGGAGCACTTTTTCCGACTCTGTAAGCTGGAGGTAGGTTGGTAACTTTCCGGACCACAACATCAACACTGCGCCGATAAGAAAGCCGTTACTCCGTTTAAGAGGACACGCCAGAAACGCTTTAACTGATGCGTGGGATAATGCCTCTCGCACATTCTGGTCGGGAATATTTGCAACTATTTGTTCTGGGCACTTGTCATCGGCAACATCGTCAAGATAGGTCCGCATTTGGGTTAAAGGCACATCTAAGGTCTTGCGGGGTTGGTAAAACTCAGCACGCGTCCTTGCAAACGCGATGTCATAGAGGTATTCCCTTAAGTTTTGTGATGGAATCCGAGGATGGATCAGCAGTACGAGAGCTTGCGACGCAGTTGGATCACTATCCAGGACAAAATCTAAGTAGCCGTTGACTTGTGCTTCGGTCTGTTTGCTTGCGTACACAGTTGTCATACTGAGGTACTGTGCGGGTGCTGGCTGCATGTGCACTGTTTGCGCAGCCAGTAAACTTGCTGCAACTATAGCGAGCAAGCTGCGAATACCCATTTATCGCAGCCTGTCAATCCAACTAAGCAGTTCCTTTTGCAAATGTTTTTGCGCCTTGGGATCATGCCGCACAGATTCGGCCAGATCCTCAATAATCTTGCCACGCTTACCGTTACGTGTTTCGTAGACCGGAATAGGATATGCCTGCGGCGCTGATGGTCTAGCCACAATGTCGACGGTGACTATCTCAAAATCTGACACGTTTCCATTGTCGACGTTGCCCGATCCGCGAGATGACACGCCTAATTTCACACCACTCTCCAGCAATGTCCGCGCAATGTTGCCACATGGAGTGGGATAAATGCGCAGCTTGCCAACTCCATTTGGCCCGTCCATCCGCATTTCAACTATGCCGTGTGACACCCGGTCGAGGTTGATGTCCAATTCTTCCGGATGTGTCAGTTCACCACATATCGCGCCAGTGTCAATTATCTGTTGATTTAATGACTCGACAGCTCTGCGGATCTCATTAACTGGATAAACCCTTTGGTTATGATTTTTGATACCGCCTTGGATAAAGATACCACTCATAAAGAGATTCTTTCTCCCGCTATCATCATCCTGATGTTCAAGACGAATATGGGCATTATCAAACGTTAGATTCTCCCTGAGTAATAACATGTCTTAAATTCCTCATTCCAGCTGGAGGCTTCGATCGAGCCATCTTTGGTTTTTCATTTTGTCAGGAACAAACTCTTAATCATTGTTGATCTTTTTGTATCTGTTCGACAAGCCCTGACACTATGTTCTGTAGATATTTATTTTGCTGCGCCGTCTTACCACCTAGTTATCCCCCTCACCAGAACAAACTTTACAAACCACTTTAGCGACGCAAATTAACGTGTTGCTCTCAGGCGTTGCATTACTATGATTAAGCCACACATAGTGACAGCTTGCTACCACCCACTGTGTTATTAACTAAACGGACTACGGTTATGGACAAAAAATATGACATCCGAAACGAGTGCAACTATTACTCAATTGCTGAACCAGCAACAGGCTCTCGCTGAATTTGGTAGTTTTGCGTTTCATGCTACCGATCTAAAAGAAGTGTTGAAAAGCGCGGTGCGAATCTGCGCTGAACGTATGTCGGTCGATCTATGCAAAATTTGCCAGTATAGGCCCGAGCATGATGATTTAGTCATAGTCGCGGGATATGGCTGGCATCAGATAGAGGAGCCATACTCAAAGGTTGATTCAACTAGTCCAGGAGGTCGGGCCTTTGTAACTGGGCAGCCAGTCATCTGTGAAGATCTCACCAAGGCAAGTGACTTCGTCCTGCCAGATTATTATACATCAAACGGTGTTGTGTCATCAGTTAATGTCATCATACCGAGCATCGATACTGCAAGTGCACGGGTCTATGGTATCCTACAGGTAGATAGCAAATCCGTTCGCAGATTTGAACGACACGATATAAATTTCCTTACCTCATTTGGAAATGTGGTCGCCGAAGCTGTTGCGAATATGGTAAGAGCGGAGAGGTTGCAGGCTGCATTGGACGAACGTGAGCTATTAGCGCGCGAACTTCAACATCGTGTGCGAAATAATCTCCACCTCGTGTATTCGATGCTTAATATAGAGGCGGAGGTAAATCCAGGTGCAGCCGATAGCTTTAGGGCGGTTGCTAGTAGGGTGCAAGCGCTAGCTGCTGTTTATGACCATCTCTTAGGAAGTGGCTTAACCAAAACTATCAGTTTCAACCACTACTTAGATAAGCTGTGTTCCGTCCTAAGAACTATACATCCAGGCAACATAGAGCTCAACTCTGCTGAGCTCCATGAAGTGGTTGTAGATCTTGATACAGCAACCGCTATGGGCATCGCTGTTACAGAACTTATTGGAAATTGTTATAAACACGCGTTTCCCGACGGCGAGGGACAAATCGCTGTAAAGTTAACTGCCGACCAAGAAAAACCAGTGTTGTCTGTCCAAGATACTGGCGTTGGCATAAATCTCGACGCTGAATCGAGGCGCCACGGACTGGGACTAGTGCGACGCCTAGCGCAACAGGTGGGTGCCACGCTTGAAGTAGCAAGGCTCAGCCAAGGCACCCAATGTAGGATCATTCTACCATTAGTGACTGACACCAAGTAGATGCAAGCCTGACGGCGGCGAGCGAGTTGGTTCGTTTTGTTGCAATATCTCCGAAATAAATCTCAGAGATATTGCAGCGTCTCGGAGGCTAAAGGGTTTGCCGAGACACGCATGCCCTCGTGCACCGGCTACAAGATCTTTATTGCCAGTTGTATATAATATTCCTCCTTGTGGTGCAGGAGCTCGTTTGCCAATTCAGTTCCGAGCCCGTCGAGTAATTGGACATCAATAACTGCCAAATCGGGCGTGTGGCGCTGGGCAATAGCGATAGCTTCCGAGACCCTCTGCGCAATACCTATTACCTCAAATCCCTCGTCGGCTAGAATCTCTGCCAACATGTCTGCCACCATTAGGTCGTCCTCAGCAATTAAAACAGTATCCATTTCGATCTCTATGTTCGAGTAGTTGCCGTGTGATATACAAAGTGTTTACCACACAAGTAGGCTAAACAGATGCGTTCAAATTTGCAATCCAATTGTAACCTGAATGTCAAAAATAAAGGGAGCAGTTGCTCCCTTATTTTCAAAAGCGACAAGCTATCACTTGTCCTTTTTACCGCCCTTCTTAACTGGTTTCTTAGCCATATTTAGATCCTTTCTTTAATCCCTGGAAACTTGGTGGATCTCGTGGTTGTCACCTTCTGCATCCATCCACTTTTCCATGTCCTTCTGATTTCTAAACTTCTTTTTGAACTTCTTGCTTTCAGCGCCTCTTACACCATGTACGTATCTCGGTTCGTGATCCTGGAGGTCTGATTCGTACCGTGCTTCACTTACTTTGCCGGTCTTTTTTTTTGACTCTGAAACTTTCCTGCCGCCAGCGAAGAAATTGTTAACTTTATCCTGCTCGTAACCTTCGCCTTTGTTATTCAGTAAGGCATTCTTTGGCCCCATCGCCGGCACCTTTTCGAGGTCGTCTTCAGCATTCTTTACCTGGTTCTTACGTAGCGGCGCCTTCTTGTATTCAGGCGTATCGTCGCCAAGGTACTTTGGCTTATCCTCTCCGCCGAATTCAATAGGGTCATGCGCATAGACATCCGGCTTGTTCTTACCCGAAATGAGGCTTTTGTCATTAACCGTGCCTGCTGAGCCCCCTGTTCCGGAGTAGGTCGGCTTTTCAAGCTTCTGTGGCGTGACCTTCTCTAGTTCGAATGATTCGTCGAGATCGGCATAGTCACTCTCGTTGAATGGAACCTCCTCGTCCTGCGTAAAGCCTTCAGCTGGTTCATCATCAACTGCTGCATCAAGGTCATCACCAGCCATATTACCAGCGTCGGCGTCAGGTGGCAGTGTTGTAGACGCGTCACCCATATCGTCACTACTTGCGCCAGTGATCTGTTCGAACTCAGCCTTCAACCGTGCCAGATCTGATTGTAGGTCATCAAATTGATCCATTATTTCTGCAGGATCTGTAACGATGTCGTCTTCGCTGCCGCTAAACGGATCGTCGTTGCCGCCTGGCACGTCATCCGCCATGTCGGGACTGTCGAGGTCACTTTCGGCATCGTCAGCAGCCATGGCATCAACTTCACTGTCATCCGAGTCCTCGTCTTCAGATCCCTCGGCTTCGCCGTAGAATTCCTCACTGTCAACTTCGTCCTGGTCGTCCTCAATGTCGTTCTCAAGGACATCGTCATCCTGCATCAGGTTTTCGTGGATTGCTTTCGTCTTTTGCACGAACCACTGATGGAGAAGGGACTCTGCCTTGTCCTGTTCCTCATTGATGAGCATGTCCAGAACCTTTTTAAGGTCTACTTTCTGCATAGTAAGAAATCCTTCAAAAATTGGCGAGATCTTAAACTGTTAGTATTTAACAAGAGTCAACGATCATCGATAAAAACTGTATCAAAAGGGTGTTTTCACGGTAAAAGAAAGGGTTAGAAGCCGTTCTAACCCTGTTCCTGTGTAGTCGTGCGTTTTAGAAAGGTCGGGGCCCACGTAAGTCGTTACGTCCTCCCATTAAACTTTCTGCTTTTGAGTCTTCAGGAGTCTCCTTTGCAAGCAACGATCCTTTTGGGCCTCGTGCGGGGACCTTTTCCAAGGCAGTCTCTGCATTTTTGACCTGGTTCTTAAATAGCCGTCCTGACTTTACTGTGGGTGACGGCTCGCGATCATGCCCTGTAAACTCGGTCACCTTGGTTTCAATTGGTCCACCACCAATCCTATCACGAGGCGCATGAGTTGGCAGAAGGCTTTTATGTTCGGCCTGTGGCGCATTGCCACCATCGGCTGCATATACAGGCCGGTCAAGCTTTGCTGGTGTGACCCGTTCTAACTCGAACGATTCATCGAGATCTTCGAAGCTTAATTCTGCCTCGTCATCTTCGGGCTCCTCGGGTGCCTCATCTCCTGTTATAGCTGCCTGTAATTCAGCTCGCAACTTCTGAAGCTCCTGCTCTAAATCATCAACCCGATCCTCAAGGCCAACCTCGTCGCCCATATCACCTGGCGTTTCAACATCGGTTTCATTATCGTCAGGAAATTCATTGTCGTCGGGGTCTGGATCGTTATCGCCAGCTTCAGGCAGCTCGTCAGGCGTGAGGATAAGTTCGTCTACATCATCATCCGCCGTTTGAATGCCGCTGATAGGCGATAAGTTTTCGTCGGTCTGTTCTGCGTCGTCATCCGTCTGCTCTACACTCTCTTTTACCAGCGTGCGGTGGATTTGCGAGCACCGGTCAACGAACCACTTGTGAAGGATTGATGCTGCCACGTCGCGCTCTTCTTTTACAAGTTGGTCAAGCACGGATTGTAGATTAATATTCTCCATTTTTCCTTGAACTCCCTAACACTTGGGCTCGCAAAAGCCACACAGGTCTACAGGACCTATTTATAAACTGGATGGTTATATGCGTGCAAAATTGACTGAAACCAGAGTTGGCGTTATTCTGGATGAAAATAGTCGAGGAAAGTAGCATGGATAGTAATTTAATTAAAGAAGCGGTCAACAAGGCCAACAAGATAATTGCCAGCCGCGACCGAGGATTCGAGACAAATGAATGCCGGTCTCTTGCGACGAATTTAATCCTACATCTAACGACCCATTTTGATAGGGCGCCGGCTACTGCGGCTGCAGTAATTCAATATCTTTCCGATAATGGCTTTAAAATTACTAACCTAAAAGGCGACGCTTACTTTCGTTTTATGCGGATGTTTGGGCCTCGCATTTCACAGTTTTCAACAGAAGAAGTCGAGCAATTGCGTAAGATAGCGAAGAAACTTATGCTCAATTAGAGGGATTGTTCATCGCTAGCTGGAGCAGCGTACATTATACCTAGGATCTTCTGCTTTTGCATAATCTCCAGCTTTTTTGCCGCTCGTATCATCTTCAAACGATTTAACATTTTCAGGGTAATTTTTGGCTTCCGTGTGTCACCAAGGTGACGCTTTTCAACCTCGTCGTCCTCCGCGGAATACCTGCCTTCTCCAGCGCGTGCGTCTAAATCGGCCATCGAAAGTTGTTGGCCGATTGAAGTTGTAGCCGGGCCTGATTCCAATATCTCGCGCATCCTCATTGCGGCATATCTCCTGGTGGGCTCGCTCCGGTTGCTGCCTGTTTAGGCTCTTGTCCACCACCAGCATCCATTTGGTCACCTCCTTCAGCCTCACCTTCTTCGCCGGTATCATCTAGCCCCATACTATCGATGCCAGGCGCAGCGTCTGCGGCCATATCGGCTGCTGAGCCACCTCCACCTTCACTTGCCCCAACAGCATCGATTGCGTCTGGGTTCTCTTGACGCCATTTTTCTTCGTTTTCGGTTATCTCTTCTTCTGTCATGCCTAGATAGCGACGCATGAGGAAGCGCTTGCTGAACCATTTCAACTCAACTAGTGGTTGGAATACATTAATCATAGCAGCGTCTTTTTCGACGCGGGCAAAGTCGCTAAAATGTTGTGGCGTCGTGAAAGCTAGTTCGAAAATAGAAGAGTCGATATTGAATCCTCTCTGTTTTACGAACAGTTTAAATTCCTTGTCAAAGACTGGCGCAATCAACTGCTGAAGGCGTGCGCAATAGGTGGCGAAACGATACTCTTGAATATATGCTGCACCTGTGCGGCCGTCATTGTATGTTTGCTGGCCGTCGTCTGGCCCGTTTGGCAAATATGAACTTGGAACTCTTAAACCACGTATCAGTTTGTTCTGCCACCAACGAAGGTCATCGATTACGCCTAAGTTCTCGCCACCAGGCAACGTTTCAACTTTCGAGCCACGACCGCTCTCGCCAGTCGCAAAAAAATAGTCGTCAATCATGCTGTTTTGAACAATGATTTGTTGTTCGATGGCGAAATTATGCAGAGAATGGTAGTCTTCATTTCCGTCGATAGTAATTGTGCCAACATCCATTCTATATGGCAGTTGTTCTATTCGGTCTAAGCGAACAACAAATGTTCCTTGATCGTTCAGTTTATTAAAGCCGAACAGTTCATCGTCAGTTGTTAAATTTGCTGCCATAACGACGCCGCGCCCTCTGACTGGGATCTTATGGTCCGGTGTGCAAATGAGTGATTGTCCATTGTCCAGGTGTAAGCAAATCACTTCGGCATTTTGCCTTGTGACACCAGCCCATGTTATCGGCCCAGGAACTACTGCGCCTGTCTGTGGATTGCAGCTGAATGCACAGTTGTTGACGCCTGCACGATACTCCTGTTCTAGCTCTACAAGCGATAGAGTCCGCCCATCCTCTAGTGGTACGCGTGTCGTCATGTCGAGGCACATTGGCGAGTAGGCTGCATCTGTTGTTAATGTCGATGCGCCGCCCGTCCGGCTTGGGATCCTCTTTTGATATATTTCGTTCTTAACTTTTTCAATATAGGCGCCAGCCTTGTGGGCGGGCATTTGTCCAGTATCAATGTAGAAGATGCGTCGCTCAGGTGCACGAATGATGCGATAGATGATTACAGCATCCTCGAGAAGTTCTTTCTGCCTGAATGTTTTGAACACGCTTTCAAGAATAGAAACGCCAAATGGCCAGTTTGCGTCTAACCCCTCGGACAAACTTAAATGGACCATGTGAGTTGCATCAACTGCCGTTAACAGTTGGTTGGAGTCAGATGCATAACGGCCGTTTGGATTGGTGACAGGACCCATTCGGCTAGGACCACCAACAGCACCCCAGGCACCGACACCGCCATATTGGTTTAATGAATTGCTACCTATACCTTGAATATTATTGCCATATTGCTGGGATTGTGTTGCAGTGAGATTCGTAGCATTGAGATTTAGATTTCTAACAAGATAAGCCTCCGGCTCCTTCCCATTCGCTTCATTGACAAGGATCTTTTCAACCATTGCCTGCTCAACCCAATACCATTTGAGGGTCTCTGGATCACGAATGAAAAATTGATCGCCATATTTTAATGTTGATCGAAAAATCCGCCAGAACCTGCGATTGAATTCATTTATTTTATTCCATTGATGAAGGCAGGTTTTGAGGATTTCAACTTCAGTATCTGACTGCGAGCCATTATAAACAATTTCAAAGATTTCGCCGGTGTTGTCATCTTTTTGTGTGCAGAAATCAGCAATGGTGTCAAGGGCAGCGTTCACTTCACTGTCCATATCCATTTGGTCATATTGCGTATAGCGCTCAATCCTCAAAGGATGACCCGCGTATACTTCTGGTAGAACACTAGAAAACTTGTTGCCGACCACCCCGTTGTGGAGCACATCAGAGTCACGCCGCGATTTCTCGAGCGCAATCTTGAGGCGGCGGTCAGTGTTAACTACCTGAAAATGCTTTTTCCAAGAAATTGTTCTATTCCTTAAAGGAGGTAATCGATCAATTATTTAGTTAGCGAACGACACTAGGATCACGCCGAGCATTTCGATTTAAACTCTCGGTATTTTCCTCGATTGCTATAAAAATACCTTTCATATCTTGCTGGTATTGCCCCAACATCAGGTTTTGCTGGTGAAACTCATCTGAGAACCTTGTCATAACATCAACTAGCTGGGCCAATGGATCAGCAACAACTGGGCGTGGTGCATCAGCATCAGGTGCAACAGCACCATTAGCTGGCGTTGGCGACGCTCCGTTTGCTTGTGTACTTGGCGTAGGTGATTGACCTACTTGTGGTAATGTCGGTTGTGGCGATGATGGAAGGTAACCGGCGATTAGATCGGCTGCCCTACTGCCAACTGCTTCGCCACCAAAGCCGCCTGCTATTGAGCCACCTATGCCTCCTACAACGGCGCCAATGCCGGTACCAACGCCGGGGACTACTGATCCGACTGCACCGCCACCCATTGCGCCAAGCTGCAAGCCTAGCAATGCGCCGCCAATGCCGCCTGCAGCCTTGCCAACTGACTCAGCAACTTGGGTCTGGAATTGTGCCTGCGTAATACGTCCGTCTGCTAGATCTGCTGCGGCTTCTTGGATCTCACTGTAAGTGGTTATACCCTCTATCATGAATAGCAACGGGGTTGGCAGGAAACGTTTGAGGAATCTTCCGCCACGTGCAAGCCTAGCAGCTCGTGACATAGTGCCAGTCGCTGTGCCACCCGCTACAGTTAACCCTGTAGCTGCGCCTGCTGCCCCTCCTAAAACACCCGGTGCCGCGCCTGCTGTTGTGCCAGCGACCCTGCCACCTGTCACAACATTCCTCACTAAGCCAGCCGCCCTTTTTGCACCAGCCCAAGCTCCAACCACTCCCAGACCTTCAATGCCATATTGCGCAGCGGTTGACAACATGCTGGCAGCTTCATGGCCGGCTACAACTGCGCCAGGTGACATCGAATTGACAAACGCCGCCACCTTTTTATCGTATTCGGTCATATGTCTCGTAATGCCATCCATGGTGTCAATAAATTGCGCATAATGGTTGTTAATGAAATCGACTTCCTTCTCCATAATCACAGCCGCCGTTTCTTGCGCGCCTGCGACTATGCTTTGGACGCCATACTGCATAGCTGCTTTTGCAGCGTCCATGGCGTTGCGGTAATCTGTGATTGCTCCTGTAAGAGCTCTCTGATTCGCAAGGCCTTCGCCTGCATTGTTAGTGCGTGTGGCTGCGGCTTCGTCTAGGCTGACAAACAAATCACGCGCTAGCTCTGAAGCCCGGTCTTGCGCATCGGCTATGACCGGCATGAGACCACCCGCTTGCATTTGGCTTTGGCTTTGCCGACCAGCGATCTCAACGAGGTTGGTCACGTTTTGAGCAGTTATCGACTGAGCATGAGCAATCCTCTGGTAGGCGGCAAAAAGTTGTGGCGCATTGCGCATGACATTTGACGCCCGTTCGTCGACACGACCGGTTGCAAGATATTTTTGCACAGAGGCAAAATCTTGGCGCATTCCTTCAGGCAATGCTGCCTGGATGCCTGTAAGGCGGATCCGTTGCTCGGGAGCCAACGCTGCCATCCACGCGTGCTGCCTTGGATCTCTGGCAATATCAGCGGCCGCTCGTCGTATTTCTTCGACCGACCTACCCCAAGCTGCCGAGTATGTTGTTGTGTCTTTGATCATTGTCTGAAATGTTTGATCAAGACTGCTGTTTCTGATCCGATCGAGGCCTCCTTGATACTTTACTTGTTCAGCAAACACACCCAAGTTTTCGACCGTTTCCTCAGTCGACATACCAAGGTTGTGGACTGCCCTCATAGATATCATAAGCTGGCGTGTTGCATTAGCGGCGCCGTCAGCGCCCAACTGTCGCAATGCAACTGTGCCGTGTTGCATTGCGTTGGTCATAACATCTAATGGTATTCTTGCTCCCGCAACAGCTCGCGTCATCGCAAACATGTCACCGCCAAACGTTTGTCCATATTTGGACAGTTGGTGATACATGTCATATTGTTCGTTGACAAGTGGCGTTAGGCCGCTAATGATTGCAGTAGCAGCGGTAATGCCAGCAGCGCCTAACGCCATTGCACTTTTAAGGCGCACGGCATTAGCTGATAGTTCACCCAATTGCTTACCGGCTTCGCCGGCATTCGACAGGTCCGGCAGGAGGCTGCGTCGCTGGGCAAACCCGCCCTGTCCAAATTGGACACGTGCACTTCTAAACGATGCAGTTAAGGTTTCCAGTTCACGCACAAGAGCCGCACGTGATCGAACAACGCCTTGATCGACTATGTCAAAGTTCGGTGATGCTACGTTCCTAAGTTGATTTGGCGGGCCCTGCCTATTAAATGCATCAGCTATCGCTTTACTGATCAGGTCGGCATAAACCCTCGGATTATTTTTAATCTGGAGTTTTTCCATACGCTCCAGAATGAGTTTGATATCGTGAAGCTTTGAGACAGTGTTGGTGTCGCCTTCTGTGTTGTTAAGTCTGTCCCCTAGCTTCAGAAGGAGATCTTTCATCTCTTGCGTAGTGATATCAACCATTTAGATAATCCTTGACTGTATGCAAAAATATTTAGTGGCGAAACGCGCCAATTTGGCAAAAATAAATAACTATATATAATGAGGAGGGTGTGTATGGTTTCTAATCCGCTACAAGGATTTTTTCGCCAGCCGGGAATACATGTTAAGTTGCCAACTAACGGCTACTACAATGCTGAAGGCACATTTGATTTTTCGCCTAACAGGGAGGTCGGAATTTACCCAATGACGGCCGCCGATGAGATGGTGGCCACTAATCCAGATAGCCTTTTAAACGGATCAGCCCTCGAACGGATTGTAGCCAGTTGCTGCCCTTCGCTAACCAATCCCAAAGAGGTCCTTATTCAAGACGCTGATGTTATTATCTTAGCCGCTAAGTCGGTTAGTTTTGGCGATGCGCTACATCTAAAAGCACAGTGCCCTAAATGTCAGAAATTGAATGATTTCACATTGAGCATCAGATCTGTCCTTGAACAGGTAACGCCATTCCCGAAACAGCATGTTATACGGCTGTCCGACGAACTTGTTGCTCACCTCAGGCCATTTACGCTCCGTTCAAACAACCTAGTGAACCTGCGGCAGTTCGAAGAGACAAAGCACATTCAGAACATATTAGAAAACAAAGAACTTTCCGACGAGGTGAAATCGCGGGAAGTATCACAAGCGTATGATCGCATGGCTAATGTTTCACTCGAGATGATAAGTGAATGTGTGATGAAGATTATCACACCACAAGCTGAAGTAACTGACATCGCACAAATCAAAGAATTCCTCGATAATTCTTCGCGGGTTATCGTTAAGAAGGTGCGGGACGGCCTTGAAGAATTTACGAAATATGGCTTACCAAAAGAGACCGATGTGGTGTGCAGCAATGAGAAGTGCACCAGTGTATGGCGTGTTCCTATCGTATACGATCCGTCAAGTTTTTTCGCCTCAGACTCTTAAGCACTCCAGGGGATAAGATTCCAATCCTGCTTAACGAGTATGTTGAATCTGGGAACAACATTTCAAAATCAGTTTATCAGCTAGTTCTCTACGGCAATGGCCTGACCAGGGAAGAGGCGTTTGCTATGAGCTACTCTGAGCGCCGCGTCTATATGAAAATGATTGAAGAAAAGATTAAGAATAACCCTCGCTTGTCATAGTCGATCATGTGATCACATTGGTCGTCGTCAATGTTGTATTAAGCGCGGTTTGCGTGGCCTGTCTCCTGTTTGGATCCGGATCGCCTGCTGTTACCTTTATTCCTGCCAGAGATAGTCCTGGCAGCACAGTCGCAGGGTCAAATGGGTTGCCGCCTTGCCTGAGTTCGAAGTGCAGATGTGGTCCAGTTACATTACCAGTTGCGCCCACGTTGCCCAAAAACTGTCCTTGCGCAACCTTGTCGCCTTTATTGACTGCGGGTAGATTCATCATATGGCCGTAAATTGAGCGTAGGCCGTTGCCATGGTCGATACAGACACAGTTTCCGTAACCGCCATATCCTGATCCAGGCTGGCCGAACCCTGCGAAAACGACAGAACCCGATTTTGTGGCAACAATAGCATTGCCGGAATTGCGCGCGATGTCACAGCCTGGATGGTTGCCCCCGGCCCGTGGTCCAAATTGTGATGACACTATACCAGATACTGGCACCCAATAACTGGTGTCATTGCCTGGCGGCAGCTCAGGCTGTCCGGGCAGGATATCGTTTGGAGAGGGTTGTGCTCCATAATCGCCCGCTTGCGTGCGGGTTTGATAGTTGAGATTCACAGCTTTAGATTCAGGCCCTAATCCAGATGATGCATGCCCTGACCACGGTTCGTGCGATGGCATCACCGAGCAAATAGTTTTTGTTGAAAGTTCCGGATAACCCTTCTCAACGTTGAGCTCTCGATCGGATTTGCTAGTCACAGGAATTAAGGACGCCTGCGCTGCTGATCCAGGAGTTGGCCCGACTGGCCCGTTTTGATAAACCGGCTTTCCGACGAGATAAAGGCCGCACTGTGCGGTTACACCAACACATTGCTGCGCCTGTACAGCAACGTTGCAGCTTGCTTGCAACCCGATAGTGCAGCCACTTGAAACAGCGACATCCTCTTGACTAAGCAAGGAAAGTGTGTTTTGCGATTGGAGATTAAGTGGGCCACCACTTGCGATGTTGATTGCGCCAGTTCCTTGCAAAGTGATAGCAGCCGATGTTGCTAGGGTCACACCTTTCTGGCCGTAAATATTCACTTTGCCATCAGCGTGGAGGTTGATATCGGATTGTGAGCGGTATGATATTGGTGAAGCCGAGTAAGCGTTGATGCCGTCGTCGCCCACCTCTAGCCAAGAATTACCGTTTTTGCTGATGACATAAATCATGCCAATCGCATCGTTTATCAAAACTTGCGCACCAGACTTTGTCCGCAGGCGGATAAAGGTGTTGTCTGGATTGTCGTCTAAAACTAATTGTGATCCACCCGGAGACAACAGACCAAGAACGTCGGGTTTTGTGCTCCTACGAGCTGAACTGTCACTTGGCCCCCGGTTACCATCGCTCATCAGCCCTTCATTCAGAAGGCCAGTAGTAAGCGGCACATATGGCGGCCGCAACGGGTTCGGATTCGCTGCTTGTGTGGAGTCCCATTTGTTATACTCTTGGACTGGAGCGGTTTCTTTACCATTTGACGTGGTGGTTGGGCCAACTGGAATGCCAGGCACCATATTGTCCATGAACTGCTGATAGAGGCAGCCTATCCATATGCCTCTGTTTGGATCGCCGTTTATGAATTGCACGATTACTTCGTTGTCAATATCAGGCGGCACGGCAAAAAAACCATACGATGTTTGACTGTCAGCTTGGCTCGACTTGTTCACTGCGATGATCGGAGTGGCGCCGGCGAAAGGCGAGCAATAATTGACTGTGACAAGGCCATTAAATGGATCAGACGACAGTTCTGGAATCCACACCTTCAAACGTCCCATGCATTGAACGTCACTGTTATCTTTAACAAATCCTAGGTAAGTGCCCATATACCGTGTCTCAGTGCCGTTTGGATGGAGACTGAGTTGCTTTGGGACAGTGGTTGTTCTGCTGTAGCTAAGGACCATCTAACGCTCTCAATTATGCTGACAGATTGATATTATCAGTTATTGTAATACCGATCTTTCGTTGGGCTTCGGCCAGGGTTTGTGTATACATACCGTCGGCAAATTTGTGGTGAATGCGCGTCACAGCATAAATGCCAGTGAACATTTCATTTTGTTTCAAACGCGGTGTGTTCGTCGCGTCGTTATAGCCTTGTGGAATATTAAACCTCAAAACAAAGCAATACTCCCCTAGATAGAAGGATGGATATAACCCTGTACTTGCGTCAATCCCTGTGCTTGGAATTGCTGGTGGGTTCGCTAGATCATCTCCCAGCCAGTAGGGGTCGCCTCTAATGTCCATGTTAATTGTTACCATTCCCATTTGGCTGCCTCCACCACGGTATAGTTCATTGAGGAGCAAGCCATAGACACTGCGTTGCTTTGACGGATCTTGTTCCAACATGTAAGCAGTAGCCGCCCGGTTACCTCCTCCTGAATGGAATGAGGATACCGGCGTTACGTCAAAGCTGGCGAGATCTCGCCAATTTAAATCCTCGGCGTAAGTTATGTTTGTCTTGTTTTGGCTTAGTTTACTTGTTTGGGATAACCTAGCATCGTTGGTTAACGTTACTGTCTGGCTTGTAAAAGCGCCGCCCACGGATGACACCGTTTGTTCTACTTCGACCGGCTTACCGCCAAACGCGGTTGTTTTCTCGGTAGGCACGTTTGGATTTGAACTGGTTTTACCAAGGTTTTGTGTGTCTGAAGCTTGTTGTGGTACTGTGGCTTGCCCAATATGGACTGTGCCGTCAAAATTGTCCTTGGTCATCAGCCAGTCAAACTGCAGGTTGATGTCAAATCTTATTATCTCGGTGTTTTGGCCGGTGAAAACGTAGTTATAGGCTTTCTGCAAAAAACCATTTTTTATCAGGAAATCGACCTTAGCCTGGTTGCGCTCTGGTGATGTTGTTGACGTTGCCTGGGCATCGTTTGTGATCATGCCAACAACCTCGTATGGGCAGATTATATAGGTTATTTTTCGATCATAATCTTGTAAATCATGAGCATAGTCAATTATGTCGACTTTGGCTTTGACCATATGGAAGACACTTAGTTGGTCGACATTTTGCGTTTCCGGGTTGTCGGGATTGCGCGTAGCTGAGAACGCCATTGCACTAGCTGTTGGTGATGCAGCAAACAGGAGCTCAATTATAGCAACAAGGGATTCACCTTGAGCTGCGCCAAAACCTGGATTACGCTGTGACTTCAACAATTGATTGTTTATGTCGATTTTATGCAGTAATGGGCTTGCTACATTAGCAACCGGATGTTTGTAGGGGATATCGGCAATATGATATTCGAGATGTTGTCGGTTATTATCACGTTTGTTGATTGTATTCAATCGATCAAATATCTTGTTAAGAGCGGAGCCAACTGTGTCGTTTGGGCTAAGTTCCACTGACACTGTTTCAGGTAGCCTCATAATTGGATCTGATTTTGCCACATCATCATAGGGCTGTAGATCAAGTTCATGCACGCTGCCGGCGTCAGTTACGCGCGTGCGCATAGAAGAAAGGGCGCACGTCCACGACCACTCCCGGTCTAATATAGGCAGGGGTTTTCCGGTGTTAGCGTCATACCCTAAGAATTTGATAGACAGCCTCCACGGACCTTTTTGGTAATTTCGCTGTTTAAGTGTTCGTGCAGCCGCAATCATAAGGTCAGGAAGGTTTGCTCCCATTGGCTCGACGACGCGCAAGTTCATACTCTGGACAGTGGTGCACCGGTTCTTAGCTCCTGGCGCAGGGTATGAATCCATCTCAAGTGACTCAATGAACAAACTTGTCTTGCCAGTCTCGACAAGCGCGATCTCGTTCGCTGACTGCAGACTGTCTTCAATCATAGATAGGCGTATCGAATATGTCGGCTGGTCATATGCGTTTAACGGATTTTGCACCGGTGTCATTTTCACTTTGACATCTGGCGTGGCTGGCGTACTAGCTGTGTCCGCGTCTTGGGCGTTAACAGGCGCAAGGAAAGGTTGCCATGGATTGCCACTTGGCAGGTCACCTACATGCAGGTCCACTTCGTTGCTTGTGGGGTCTTGGCCTAGAGAGATAGCTCCAAACCCTAGCACTGAGCTACTCGGAATAGCGTTTTGTTTATCATCGGAGCTTAGGCGGCCGGTGGGTGCGCTCGATGCAATATTTGGCTGGTCTTCGTTCGAAGATTTGATTATCGCCATGTCAGGCTCCAAGCTGCGTGTGCAACCGGTCAGGAGTCGCAGTGTAGATCGTCAGCCCTGTCACCATATCAAATATTGGGTCCCGAATTAGGCCAGGATTTAAAACCATAAACGTCCATCTATAGTTGACTGTGCCATAAAGATCGTAAGACAGGAGATCCGGTCTAAAATTATAGCGCGAAGATAAGGTAATCGGCACGTCAGTTCCATCTCTCTGAAACGAGCGGCTGACATACAGGCCCAAAAACCATGACGCTTGAGGGGTTGCATATAATCGGCTTGTGTTTGGATAATTTATTTTAGGCACTATGACCAGCCTCCAGTTCTCATTAGACTACCTTTGGCAAATGCATCCCAATCAAACGTACGCAGTTTGTTTGGCGTGTTTTGAACAACACAGGTAACGGTGATTGTTGTATAAGATGGCACCCAACCACTTAAACCAGCACTGTTCGTTCGCACATAGTCAACGTTGTTTGGCATATCGATTGTGAAATTGGTTACAATAACGGGCAGATTGTAAAACATCGCGTTGCCATAGCCGTTTAACACAAGAACAGGTGGCGGTGTGCCAGGAGCAGCGCTGTTTCCAAACCTCATCTTTGTAACAACGCGGAGGAAATGGATGCATGCAAGCAAGTACGCTGCTTCGCTTTGTGTTTGTGCTGAAAACGGGCCGCTTATTGTCAGGTTCGTCGATGCCGTATTTTGGTAATAGCGGAACTCTTGGTTCGAATGAGTCACCATTTGGGTGCCGTAGTTTGCCTGTCCCACGTATTGCACCTGCGGCGTGTATGGGAACATAAAGCCGTTCGTAGCGATCAAAGGATACAGCAACGACTGGCCAGCAATGCTGTTATTGGTTGTCGCCATCGTCCCGCTGAGAGAAGATGCAAGTTCAGGATATTGTTGTAACATGCCTGCTAAGAGGCCGCTTGGATCAACTGCAGACACTACTCCGGATGGACTAATGCCACCACCCGCGCCTCCTGACAGGATTGACATATCTTTCGGTGTTAATCGAAACCGGTGGTCGGATACGCTTACCTGCGCAGATGTAGCGCCAGAAGAAACTGAATTGCTCGATAGTGTTGCTGTAGGTTGGCTAACAAGCGTGTTGGCTATTGACGGAACATCGTCCCACGTGCCACCTTCAACGCCTGGATTTACTATATCACTGGAACCAACACCAGCCGCAGCGCCACTATCACCGTTATCCCACAGACCACCCTCTATTTGTGCGTTGGCATTCTGTGCTTGTCTCTCAGCAGCGATCTGTCTGTCAGATGCTGTTTGTCCTGCGGGTGCCACCGTTGGCGCGCTAGGTCTAATTGTCATCGTTGGTATATCTGGGGCTAGTCCATTTTGAACAGCGTTGATTCGCGTCAAATTTGCAGCATCCGGAATTGTCGCATTGCCGGTGTTCTGGATACCTAATCCTGCGATCCTATCAACGTCAGTTATTCCGGCTGCCTGCATGCCATTCTCGTAAGCAACCGCCTGTTGATTTATAGCTTCAAGTTGTGTCTGCAATTCAATTGGCGATAGGTTTGTCGGCATCTGCCCGGTAAGCTGTTGGAAGATTGATCCGCGCTGTGCAGTCAACGCGTTCATACCGTCTATTGTATAGAGCTGAGCGCCCATCAATCACCTCAAACAAGGCATTTTACACCAAAATGCGTTAAATAAATATATCTGCGTCTATTTCACACCACTGTAAGAAACCAGCGATCTCTAGATCGCTGGTTTCTTCTAATCTCTAACTATTTAACGGCCTATTAAAGCCGGCTTTTATCCAATGTACGAATCAGAGATTGACGGTCGTTGTTTCCAAACCTTATTCTTTTGGACAAATTCATTTGCCAGAGCAAGTGAAAAAGGAGTTCACAAATGATCAGCCCGCCAGTACGTATTAATTATCTAAACAATAAGGACCTATTGCAGGAGATTCACCGTAGCAAGGTGTCGTATTGCTCCTTTCTTGAAACGAAGTACGCTTGCTATGATGCGATCGTTTCGTCACCTAGTGAAATTACTGAAGAACTTATTCAGCAGATCAAGATCAAATGTGCTGCCAGATCGCTAATTCCACAAAAAGGTAAAGTAATTTCCAAACCAATCTTATCACCTGATGATGTGCACACTGAGGACATTGTGTGGCGGGTGATGACCTACGATCACATCCCTCTTGACCCCGCAAGATCAAAAAACCCTAAATCAGAAGCTGAGCGCCACAGAAAGACTAATTTTCCGCCCTTCAAGCATTTTGTTCTCAGGAATGGATCGCTCATCGAGGTTGGTCGTTCACATTGGATAGGCGGTTTGCAAAATGGCCATTTTTGTCAAGACCATGGATCTATAAACCGCGAACTAGCGCAAATGTTTATGACACTAGTGGATAGATATAGTCAACGAAGTAATTGGAGGGGGTATTGTCTAAATTATGAGACAAGCGCACTTACACAACGTGGGTGGCTTGGACCAGACGACATCACAGAGAATGACATGATCATGTCTTACCACGAAGGACAACTCAAATGGTCGAAGATCAAGTCAATATATCGAGGCGACTTCGACGGTCTTATGCATAACATTAAATGGCGCAGCATGAACCAGGTTGTCACACCTAACCACCGCCTGGTTACAGAACGCGGATTGATTCGCGCAGAGTATATCCTTGATAGTGATGAAGTTATACTTATGGGGAATGAAGTTGCTGGGCCTTCAGACGAGAAGTATTCAGACGATTTTGTTGAATTAATGGGTTGGATTGTTACGGAAGGAAACTACGAATTCCTAAACGGCAATTTGCGCGCCATCAAGTTGTGGCAAAATGAAGGCACAAATGCAGACAGGATACGCAACTGCCTGCGTCGATTGGATTACAAATTTCACGAGGCGCCACGCTGTGGCACCAACCGAGTTTTTGCTATATGCCGGAGTGCAAGCCACAAAATCTTAGAAGTTCTTCCTTCTAAGAATCTCAACATGGCTTTTCTTCTGTCACTTAGTTCACGACAACGTGAATTGCTTATAAACACAATGGTTGCTGGAGATGGATTTATAGGCAAGCGTGGTGCCCGCCATTTCGACCAGAAGAACAAAGACGTGATGCATATGTTTATTACGCTGTGCTCTATGCAGGGTCATCGAGTGTTGTGCAGGAAGACTGATATGAAGGATTATAAAAAAACCGGCATTTGCACAATGTATCGAACGATTGTGCTTAATGAAAAAGCAAACCGTGTAAGAGGCAAAAATCTTAGTTTCTGTGGCGGCAAACCTACAGGAAGACATATTACAGAAGATAATAAGGTACTCTTTCCGAACGAACCTACTCTCCCCTACAAAGGAAAGGTCTGGTGTCCT